GGGGGCCTCGGACGCTGGCCCCACGGAACAACGTGCGTCCTCATCGCAGGTGGACCAAGCCTCACCCAGCAACAAGTCGACCACGTCGCCAAAGCACACGCAGCGGGCCTCTGCAAAGCGGTCGCGGTAAACGATGCGTGGACGCTTGCCCCGTGGGCGGACGTGCTTTACGCATGTGACGGGCAATGGTGGGACGCAAAACGGCCCCGCAGCGACGACGCATTCCATGGGCTCCGGTGTAGTCAGGATGAGCGGGCTTGCGCTCGCCACGGGCTGGATTTCGTTCCGTCTAGGGTCGGTGCGGGGCTTTGCCTGGAGCCGTGGGTGGTAAACCAAGGACTCAATTCGGGGTATCAGGCCATGAACTTGGCTTTTCACTTCGGGGCGAGCCGGATGCTCTTGCTGGGCTACGACATGCAGCGCACCAACGGCCGGAGCCACTGGTTTGGTGACCACCCGGGTCAACTCAACGTGCCCAGCCCCTACGACGAGTTCGTGAAGCGGTTTGGCCCGCTCGCTGCAGACTTGCGAACCCAGCGGGTGCAGGTCGTAAACTGTTCCACATCAACGGCCCTGACGTGCTTTCCACTTGGCCACATCTTTGAAGAACTGGAGTTGTCATGAAGTTTTATTCCACCACTGTCTTGCCTCCCGAGGAGTCGGCAGTCTCGCTCGCAGCGTTCAAAGCGTTCATCCGCCAAGACCACGACCACGAAGACAGCACCTTGCAGATCTTGCTTGATGCGGCCATCGTGGAAGCCGAAGGGTACGTGCAGACCGCGCTCATGCGCCAAACCCGGCGCGTCAGCATCACGGGCACACCCCCCACGGAGATTGAATTGGACATGGGGCCAGTCATCGAGATCACGTCCATCACGTATGTTGATCTGAACAACGCCACCCAGACAATCGACGAAGACGACTACGTGCTGACAGACAACGTCGTAACCCCGGCCCCCGGCAAGGCGTGGCCACTGGTCAGCACGCAAACGCCGAACGGGTTTCGCGTGACCTACGCAGCGGGGCTCATCGACACCGCAGTCAGCCCGGTCGCCACGCTTCAAAAGAACTACGTGGCCGCGATTTTGCTCTTGGCCCAGATCAAGTACGACCGCAACACCACGGAGCAAGAGTTGCTCGAGAAGTCCGCGTATCGTTTGCTGGACTACGTGCGCAACTGCCAAGGGGTGTGACATGATCAGCACTGGCAAACTCATCCATCGTGTGGTCGTGCAGCAACGCACCACCACTCAAGACGGCTACGGCCAGCAGTTGGACACGTGGGTTGACATGAAAGAAGTGTCGGCCAACATCAAACCAATCGGGGGGCGTGAAAAGCTGCGCTCCATGGCCATCAACGCCACCCTGACCCACACGGTCGCGGTTCGGTTCAGCGCGATGTTCATGCCCCCGCTGGATTCAACCAAGTGGCGCATCAAGTACGGCACGCGCATCTTCAACATCGTGGCCACACGCGATGTCGACGAAGAAAACCGTTTCATCATTTTCGACTGCACCGAGGGTTCCGTTGATGGCCAGTGAAATTGAAATCAAGGGCTTGTCGGAGTTGCACAAACTTCTTCAAGACTTGCCCGCGAAAGTAGAAGCCAACGTACTGAGGGGCGGCATTCGTGCGGGCTCCAAAGTGCTGGAAGAAGCCATCAAAGAAAATGTGCCTGTCCGGATGGGGGCGTTGCGAGACAGCATCAAGGTGAAAACCACCAGTCGCCGAGGCACGGTGCAGGCAGTGATCACCGCAGGCAACGTGAAAGCCTTCTACGCATCCTGGGTGGAGTTCGGCACGACGCAACACTTCATCAAGCCAAAGAACCGCAAGAGCCTATTCTTTGCGGGCATCGCCAAAGAGGTCGTTGACCACCCGGGCGCAACGCCGAAGCCATACATGCGCCCCGCCCTTGACGAAAGCTCAACGGCTGCGGTCGATGCGATGGCAGAATACATCCGCAACCGCCTTCCAAAGGAATTCAGCAAACTATGAACACCGAACTCGTCATCGCCGCTTTGCTGAACGTGTCAGGCGTCAACGCACTGGTCAGCACGCGCAAGGCCGCAAACCAACTCCCGCAGGGCACCGCCTACCCGGCGCTCGTGTACACGGTTGTCAGCGCAACGCCTGAGCCGAACCTGGACTACGCCCATGACGCGCAACTGGTGCGAGCACGGGTGCAGATCAACCCGCTGGCAAAAACCATCGCGGAAGTCAAAGCCATCCACGCAGCGGTTCGCGCGGCGCTGGACTTCAAACACTACGTGGAAGCGTCTGGGAAGACGGTTATGAGTTGTCGCGTGGCCACCGCTGGCCCGCTTGACAAAGACAACGAGTCCGGCATCTGGACGCAGCCTGTAGACTACCTCTTGCGGTACTATGAATGAGCATCGCATCTAACCGCCCGAAAGGGTTTCTTGACCAAAGGAAAACACCATGACTGTTCGTACTTCCGCAGGCTCTACCCTGAAGGTGAGCGCTTCCGCCCCCGGCACGTTTGACGCGTCCGGCTACGGCACCCTCTTCACATCTTCTCCCGTGCCCCCGGCTGTCGGCGAGATCACAGACATGGGCGAATTCGGCCGCGAATACGCTCTGGTCACGCACATGCCTGTCGGCAGTCGTGGCACGCAGAAGTTCAAAGGCAGTTTCAACGAAGGCACCATGACTCTGTCGCTGGGCCTGGACACTGACGACGCTGGCCAGATCTTGATGAAGGCCGCTTCCCTGAGCGACAACTCGTACTCGTTCATGGTGACCACCCAGAACGGCGACAAGTACTACTTCCAGGCCAAGGTCATGTCGTTCAAAGTGGGCGTCGGCTCCGTTGACAGCATCACGACCGCCACCTGCACGCTGGAACTCACCAGCACCAGCGCAGGCGTCGGCATCGTTGAATCGCTCGCCTCTTAATCGCCAGCAATGGCAAAACGCGCACCGACCCGGCGCGGTTCGCATCCTTCGCGGGGTGCGGCTGCGCTGGGCACGGGCAACACCACCACCCCGCGAAAGGACCATCCAATGTTAGACATCTCCACTTTGGCAGTGAAAGAAACTGCCACCATCGATCTGGAAACCGCCACTGGCGAACCCTTGCTGGACAGCAACGGCGAGCAGTTGAGCATCACGGTTTACGGCCCCGGCTCCAAGCAATTCCAGAAGGCGCAAGCCACCCGCAACCGCGCGATCTTGGAATACGTGCGCAAGGGCGGCAAGAAAATGAAGGACGACGAGCAGCGCACGCTTGACGCTGAGTTCTTGGCCGCATGCACGGCCAGCTTCAACGGCTTTGGCTACCGCGAAATGACGGGCTACGAAATGTTCAAGGCCGCTTACCTGGATCCAGGTATTGGCTTCATCTCTGAGCAGATCAACAAAGCCGTCGGCGACTGGGCAAATTTTACTCAGGGGTCATCGAAGATCTGATTTTGTATGCGCGTCAGATGGCGTGGTTCGATTCTGCGCCAGCTACGCCAGACAAGATCAAATCGGTTGCGGGTGCAACGCCCGCAGCCAAGCCCCCCACTCGCGCCGAGGCCATTCGATCAAACGGCGGCACCCCACTGATGCCCGATGTAGGCGAGGGCGTGTACCTCATCCACTACTGGCAAGACATTGGGATGGTGTCCACAGGGGGCATGTCGCCAAGCGTGCTCACCGCGCAAGAGCTCGAAGCGTGGCAACGCTGCACGGGGTTCCACCTGCAAGCCTGGGAGTTCAACGCGCTCAGGGCGATGTCTAGGGCATACTTGAACCAAGCCCACGAAAGCGAACGGCCCGAGTGCCCGCCCCCATACGGTGACCCGGTAAACCAGTTTGACAGAAACGTGGTGGCTAAGAAGGTGTCCAACGCCTTCAAGGCATTCATTCAGGCAGGACGCAAATGAGCACATCTGTAGGAACCCTCACCATCGAGATGGCCGCAAACGTGGCCCGCTTGAAGGCGGACATGGACAGAGCCCTGAACACGGTTGAAGGCACGATGACCAAGATGCGCAAGGCTGCGGGCCTTGCCGTTACCGCACTCGGTGCGATCGGTGCAGGCTTGTCCGTCACGGCTTTGGCCGGATGGGTCAAGAGTGGCATCAACGCAGCCGACGCCATGGACGAGCTCTCGCAGCGCACGGGCGTCGCAGTAAAAGACCTCGCCGGGTTGCAACTGGCCTTCAAACTGGGTGGCATGGAAGGCAGTTCGCTTCAGGGCGCGATGACAAAACTGTCTGTCGCCGTTGCGGGCGGCAACGATGCGATCAAAGCGATGGGCATCCAAACCCGCAACACGGACGGCACGCTGAAAACCAGTCGTCAGGTTCTTGGCGAGGTTGCTGACAAGTTCAACGAGTACGAAGATGGCGCAGCCAAGTCCGCGCTCGCAGTGCAACTCTTCGGCAAGACCGGGACTGACATGCTGTCAGTGTTGGCCGGGGGCTCCGCTGCACTTGATGAGTTTGACGCGATGGCCCGCAAACTGGGCCTGACGATTGACACGGAAACCGCAGCCAAGGCCGCAGCCTTCAACGACACGCTTGATCTGGTGGGCATGGGCTTCCAGGGCATCGCCACGCAAGTAGCCGCTGAACTACTGCCCACGCTTTCCGGCCTTGCTGATGAGTTCTTCACAGCCATGACGGAAGGTGACCGCCTTAAGAACATCTCCAAGGTGTTGTCCGCAGCTTTGCGCGGCGTGTACTCCATCGGCGTGATTGTGGTGGAAGTGTTCTATTCGTTGGGCAAAACCCTGATGACGGCCGGGAAGCAATTCATGGCCATCATGAAGGGCGACTTCGCGGGCGCAGTGGACATCGGCAAAGAGTACGCCAACGACCTCCAGAAGGACTGGTCGGAGGCACTGGCCCGGGCTGACAAAGCCTGGAACACCACCGGGTCCACCACGATGGAGGCAATGGCCACGGCATCACGTGCGGCCAAGAAGGAAGCCCCTGTCGTAAACGAAGAGACCAAGAAAATGGCGGCGGAAGCGTCCAAGCTGGAAGACCAGTATAAGAAGCTGATTGACAGCATTGAAGACAAGACGGGCACCATGCTTCTCGAGTCGCAGGGCACCGCAAAGTTGACGGAGGGCCAGAAGCTGGCACTCAAGACGATGCAGGACTTGCAGAACGGCGTCTTGAAACTGACTGATGCGCAAAAACAACACTTGACCAAAACACTGGAAGTGATGTTGGCCACGGAAGAGGAAACGCAAGCCCTCGCCGACGAGAAGAAAATGCTTGACGAGGCCGCGAAAGAGCGGGCCGACTACATCACCAAGCTCCAGCAGAGCACTGACTCGCTAGAGAAGGAAATTGAAAAGCAACAAGAGTCCAACCTGGAAGCCAAGTTCGGCAAGGAGTACGTGGACGCCCTAGCCGTGGCCAAGCAACGGGAAACCGCTGCGGGCTTGCTGCGCCGAGCCAGCTTGCTGGAAGAGGCGGGCCTGGACGCATCCGTTGTCGAAGAGTTGCGCAAGCAAGCGGCGGCACTGTACGAACTCGCCGAGTTGAAAGAAGATGCCATCCACATCAAAGCGGCCAAGGATGCCGAAGAGGCGTGGAAGAAGGCCAGCGACGCCATCACCGAGGACTTGACCGCTGCACTGATGCGCGGCTTCGAGAATGGCAAAGGCTTCGTAGACAATATCACGGACTACATCAAAAACAAGTTCAAATCCACGGTTGCCGAGTTCATCATCAAGCCGATCATGGCTCCGCTTGGCCAAGTCATCTCGGGTATCACGGGCACGGGCAACGCTGCAAGCGGCGCGAGCAACTTGTTCAGCCTCGGTTCCAGTTTGGCCTCGCTTGGCCAGTTTGGGGCCACCGGGTTCATGTCTGCCATCACGGGCAACGCCAGCTTCGCCACGAACATGGGGGCCGCGAGCAATCTGTTCTCAGGTGGCAACTACGCAGGCGGCGTCGGCATGGGCGCGGGCACGTTGGCCGCATACGGTGCGGGCCTGATGGCGGGTAACGTCATCGGCAAGGCCATCAGCAACGGCTTCTCAGCAATCGGTGATTCGGGCAACACCGCAGTCAACGCAGGTGCGATCATCGGCACGATTCTGGGCGGACCTATCGGCGGGGCCATCGGCGGGGCCATCGGTGGCATCGTTAACCGTGCGTTCGGCATGGGTGCAGTCCAAACAACGGATGTCGGCTTCCGGGGCACATTCAGTGAGCAAGGTGCAGACCTCACGCAGTATCAGAACTGGTTCCAGAAGGGTGGATGGTTCCGCAGCAACAAGAGCGGCACCAACTACTCAGCCGTCAACGCTGGCCTCGACCAGTTCATGGACGCAAATCTGCAACTCGTCAGTCGCCAGATGAAACTCTACTCGGTGGCGTTGGGTTTGCCAGTCAACCGGGTGAAGGGGTTTACGCAGGCCATCAACTTGTCGTTCCAGGGTTTGTCCAATGAACAAATCGCAACCAAGATCGCTGACGCCCTTGCCGGATACCGCACGGCGCTGATCAACCAGTTCGCTGACTACCTGCAACCGCTGCGCATGGTGGGTGAAACGCTGTCTGACACGCTTGACCGCCTGATTGCTATCCAGTCGGTCAGCGAGGTGATGAATGCGTTCGGCGGGGCGTTTTCCAACTTCGCACGGGCATCCGTGCAAGCCCGCACCAGCATCATCGAGCTCGCCGGGGGCATCGAAGCCCTTTCGGCCAAGACTCAAGGCTTTGTCCAGAACTTCTACACGCAAGAAGAGCAAGTGGGTCTGTCGGCCCGCACGCTCGTCGGCATGTTGCAGTCGGTGGGCTTCACGTCTGAGCAGTTGGCCAACCTGGACACCAAAGCTGACTTCCGCGCTTTGCTGGAAGGCTTGAACCTCAACACGGACGCAGGACAGAAACAGTTCGTCGCCTTGCTGGACGTGCAACAACAGTTCGCCGACATCAGCGGGTATCTGGTTGAGCAGGGCACATCGCTCGCCGGGGCGGCGCAACTGGCCCCGCAAATCGCCGCGCTGACCACCATGTTCCAGGGGGCCGATCAAGGCAACCGCGACATCTTGTCCAACATCAACGGCGGCATCAACACGCTCGTCACCGAGATAGAAGACCTCACCTCGTTGCTGGCCCAGATCGGGGGCGTGCCCGGGTACGCCACGGGCGGAGCATACGGGGGCGGCTTGGCACTGGTGGGCGAGCAGGGGCCAGAGCTCATCAACTTCCAGAACCCTGGGATGGTTTACAACGCAGCGCAGTCGGCCAACTTGCTGTCCGGCGGCGGCGAAGTGGCCAACGAGATCCGCATGTTGCGTCAGGAGGTCAACTATCTCCGCGCTGAAACCCGTGCCACCGCCACCAACACAGGCAAGACAACCCGCATCCTCGAGCGCGTAACGCTTGACGGGGATGCACTCCAAACGGTGCCCGCAGCATGAAAGTCATCAAGCCTATTCCGTTTCATACGGAGCAACTGATCTCCACGACAGCCGTTGAACCGAACCCGCTTTGGGTGTCGGGCGGCGACTACGACATTGGCGCTGTCGTGGTGTACCCGATAACGATCAACGGCGTGGACAACGTGCGCCGCTGGGAAAGCCTAGTGAACAACAACCCGGTCCAGCCGGGTACAGATGCCACCAAGTGGAAGGACATTGGGCCTTGCAACAAGTGCGCGATGTTTGATTCGCAGGTGTCCACGGCCACTGAAGCGGAAAGCCCATTCACGTTCGTAATTCAGCCCGGAGTAGCCTTCAACAGTTTGGCGCTCATCAACATGGGCAACGCAGTTTCCATTGAAGTGGAAATCACGGATGGCGCTGGAGGCCCGATCATTTACACGTACGAGGCAGATCTGGAAGGGTCTATCGTTGCGGACTGGTACGAGTACTTCTTTGAGCCCTTCATACCGAAGACAGAACTGGCACTGACAGATATCCCGCCTTACGTGGGCGGGCGTGTGTCGGTTACGCTCTTCAGCGCAGGCACAATCACGGTCGGTCAGTTCGCTATCGGCACCGCCTATTCGCTGGGTTCTAGCGAGGTGGGCGGCACCAGTGCGGGGATCGTTGACTACTCGCGCAAAGACACCAACGTGAAAACGGGCATCACCACATTTGAAGTCCACGCCTTCAGCAAGCGTATCGCGGCTCGCACGTTCTTACCGAACGGGCAAATCAACTCTGTGTTCAAAATTTTGGCCGGGTTGCGTGCGACGCCTTCCGTGTGGCTTGGCGCGGATGAAGATAGCGACTACGAGCCCTTGATTGTGTTCGGTTTCTATCGGGACTTTACAATAGACATCGCCTACTCAAATTTCAGCTATTGCAGTCTGGAAATTGAAGGCCTCACTTAACTGGAGCAGACCCCATGCCGTTGACCCCACTACCAACCCCGCCCAGTCGGCAGGATCCCGCAAACTTCGCAGCCCGGGGCGACGCCTTCCTGGGCGCGTTACCGCAGTTCCAAGAAGAGCTGAACGAGCTCCAAACGGATGTCGGCACCAACGCCACCGCAGCCGCAACCAGCGCCAGCGCAGCGGCCACGAGTGCAACGGCTGCGGCCGGAAGCGCAACCAGTGCAGCCGGGTCGGCCAGTTCGGCCAGCACCAGCGCAACCAATGCGGCAAGCTCGGCGTCCAGCGCGGCCTCCAGCGCGTCCACTGCGACCACCAAAGCAAGCGAGGCGGCTACCTCAGCCACCAACGCAGCCAACTCGGCAACGTCGGCGGCTACGTCGGCCAGTTCGGCCAGCACCAGCGCCACCAACGCAGCAAGCTCGGCCAGTTCGGCCAGCACCAGCGCCAGCACGGCAACCATCAAGGCCAGCGAGGCGTCCACCAGTGCGACCAATGCGGCGTCCAGCGCGTCCAATGCCAGCACCAGCGCCACCAACGCAGGCAACTCGGCCAGCGCAGCGGCAACAAGTGCAACGGCGGCATCGGGTTCGGCAACGTCTGCGGCGGTGTCTGCGGCTGCGGCGGCTGCGGCGCTTGATGAGTTCACCGACACGTACCTCGGCGCGAAGTCTAGTGACCCCACGGTGGACAACGATGGCAACCCGCTGACCGTGGGTGACCAATACTTCAACACCGTCAACAACGAACTGCGCATCTACAACGGGTCAGCGTGGCAGTCGGCCGCAGTGGTGGGCGGCACGGTGGCGAACCTGACTGTCAACAATGACTCGTACCACTACGGGGTTCGCGTGGGTCGTGGTGGCGGAGCAGTTTCTTCCAACACCGTTGTCGGTGCGGGCGCTTTGGCTGCGGGCACTTCTGCGGACTATACGACAGCCGTTGGGTATGAAGCCGCACTTTCTACCACTACCGCAACTCGCGTGACAGCCGTGGGTTCACAGGCGCTGCGATCAAACACCACGGGCCGAAACACCGCTGCGGGGTGGGCGGCGCTTTACTCGAACACTACGGGCACCACGAACACGGCTCTTGGTGACGCAGCGCTCTATTCCAACACTACCGCCAGCGGCAACACTGCGGCGGGGTACGGTGCGCTCTTACTCAATACGACGGGTGAGAACAACACGGCACTCGGGGTAAGCGCTCTTCGGGCAAACACCACGGGCGCGAACAACACTGCAGTCGGGTATCAAGCGGCATTCGGCGTGACGACGGGTATTCGAAACACTTTTATCGGTCGTCAATCCGGGTATGGTTCGAGTGGAGCGCTCACCGGAAATTTCAACGTCGGCGTGGGCGAAGTCACCGGCATTAACTTGACGTCCGGGTATAGCAACACTCTCCTCGGTTCTGGTGCGGGATACCTCCTTACGACGGGCAGTTTGAACACCTTCGTAGGTTCAAACTCAGACACATATTCCAGCGGCCAACTTATGACCACGGGGTCTAAGAACACATTTGTTGGAAATTTCTCTGGTGTTGGCGCGGGTATTGACCTTCGTACGCTAGACAAATATGTCGTCTTGAGTGACGGTGATGGATACCCGGCACTTTGGGGCCGAGGCGGTGACAGCGGATACATGAAGCTCCAGGCGGGCCGTTTGGAGTTCCCCGCCACTCAGAACCCATCCTCCAACGCCAACACGCTGGATGATTATGAGGAGGGTGGGTTTAACCCAGCAGCCAACCCGATCATAAATTGCTCAAACATTTCTATCGTTTCTGCCATCTATGTGAAAGTCGGTCGAGAGGTTACTTGCGAAATCACGGGGACATTCAATGTCTCAGCGTCTGGAACCAACACATATTTCACCATCAACCTACCTTTCTCAGCTCAGCTTTCAGCCGGTGGGTGTATCGGTCAAGGGTCTTACGGAGCCAGCACGAACAACCATGGCTTGATTATCGACAACAGTTCATCCACTGACTACCAATACGGCTTCTGGGTTCAGGGCGTGAATAACACTGAGTCTGGGGCGAGCAAACCTTTTCAACTCGGAATGACGTACATCGCAGCAGCATAACCAATGGAGTCACACCATGACACAAATCACTGAAACCAAAAGTATCGATCAAATCACCGTCACAGAGCACGGTCATGTCCTATACCGCGAGGCGACCCGTTTAATGCGCGGCGCTGAACAACTGGCCCAGACTTTCTACCGATCACGGCTGACACCGGGGCAAGACCTTGCGGGTGTGCCCGCAAACGTGGTCGCGATTTGCAACGCAGCCTGGACGCCCGAGGTGTTGGCCACATACGCAGCGGAGCAGCAACGCATCGCCGACGAAATGGCGGCACGTCAGGCGGCTGCGGAAGCCGCTGCACTGGAGCAGGCCCGCCTCGCTGCGCTGCAACAAGAAGCAACGGTTATGACATACCCGGTGCATCCCGGAGCGGCATAATTGGCAGGCGGGGTGTAGTCCATGCCCCGCTCAACCAACTACCCCGCGAGGAAACCACTATGACCCCCAATCAACGCACCTACACGCTCAACGAACAAGACGAGCAGTTCCTGGAAACTATTCTGGGTGATCTGCCGACCAAGTCCGGCGCGTGGATTTTGCTGAACAAGATGCAAGCCCAAAAGCAAGCGCAACAGGCTGAAGCGGCGGCAAAGCCAAAACCTGAGCCCACTGCCACCGCAGGCTGACCCCGCATCTACGCTGACAAGGAAGTACCCCCGCCATGAGCACCACTGCGCACACCACCACGGAAACGGCAAGCGCCCTGATCTCCAAAGCCGCAACGACAGCCACCTACACCGGGTCGGCCAGTGCGGTGATCTTTGGGTTATCGGCAAACGAGTTCGCGGCGCTTTCCGGCGTGGTGATTGCCTTGGCGGGCCTTGTTGTCAACATCTGGTTCAAGGCGCAGCACTTGAAGCTCGCACGCCAGAAGGCCGAGGCCAACGAAGATGAATAAAACCCGGTCAGCGGTAGCCGTGTTGACCCTGAGCGCTGCGGCGTTCGTGGGTCTACTGACACATGAGGGCTACACCGACCGAGCCGTGCAACCCCTGCCCGGCGACAAGTGGACCAACGGCTTCGGCACCACTACGCGCCCCGATGGCACCCCGCTCGGCCCGCAAGACACCACCACCCCAGTGAAAGCACTTGCGCGGGCACTGGTGGACATCCAACGGTTTGAAGGTGCCCTGCGCCAGTGCGTGCAGGTGCCACTTCTACAGAACGAGTATGACGCCTTCATGAGCCTCGCTTACAACATCGGCTCACGGGCGTTCTGCGGATCTACACTGGTGCGCAAACTGAACTCCGGTGACTATCCCGGAGCCTGCCGCGAAATCTTGCGGTGGGACAAGTTCCAGGGCCAGCCCGTGCGGGGTTTGACCCTACGGCGCGAAGCCGAGTTCAAACAGTGCATGGAGACGCACCAATGATCACCTCCTTCCGTGTAGCCCTTGCCGTTTGTGTTGCGGTGTTGCTTGCGGCCACGCACTGGAAGGCGTATCACACGGGCAAAGCAACGGTAGAGCACGCATGGGCGATTGATCGTGCCCAGACTGCCGAAGCCCACGCCGACGCGGTTGCACTGGCCCGCGCAGTGGAACAATCTTTGCGTCTGCAGTATGACGCGCAACTACGGAAAGCACACCATGAAGAAACTCGCCATCGTACTGAGCGTGACGCTCTTCTTGCAAGCCTGCGCAACCGCCCCGCAGCCCGTGCCAGCGTGCCCGCCTGCCCCGCAACTCCCACCGATGCCCCCGTTGGCTGCACCGGAGCGGGACTGGCTCAACCAGATGCAGAATTTCTTGTCCGGTACGCTGCCGACGCAGCCCAGCTTCAAACAGCCCTGAACCAATGCACGGCGCTCTACGACGCAGCCCGTGCTTCCCAGTTGCCATGAGTGTCTCCTCGGCGGGGTGGCTCCCGTCTTGGCCCGTCTGACTTGGCCAAAAGCTGGGTCAGGCGGGCGCTTTTTGGCATTTGCCGAGGGGGTAGCCTCCCCCAGCCAACAAACGGGTCGCCATGCCCGGATTTTGCCGACTCTTGCCGAGTACGTTGGCCAATAAAAAGAGGCCCGCAGGGGGCCTCATGGGTGGGGTGTTGTATTTATGCAACAGTCACAGGTCGCGCAGGGCTTGCAAGAATGCGGCGTCGTTGCGCAGTTGAGCCTTCTTGGCATCCTTTGCACTCGTGACCATCGTGGCCAGCCGGGTTTCCGTGGTGCGGCGGTTTGTAGACCAACGGCGGGCAAGGGTGAAGACCTCTTTGATGCGTGCCTCGTGCTGCCAAGATTGTTTCCCCGCTTGCCACATCAAGTCGTATGCAGTGGCTCGGCTGACGCCCAGCGCCCCGGCAATGGTATCCGCGACGTCAACGGGTTTGTCTGTCATATCGCACCCCCGCAAAACATGATCACCCAGTCGCGGTCCAATCGGGAGTAGTGGCCATCACGCATGACACCGCAGCGAAAACCGTTCTTGAAGGCCGCAGACCAAAAGTCATCACGGACTTGGCTCAGTGTTTCGTTGTTCATAATAGATGACCCCATACAAACATTCCAACGGCTACGTTGAAACCGACAACGAACACGGACAAGATTGATACGAGCAGGCTCACAAAGTACGTTTCCATGAATATGGCCACCTTGTCACCAGCCGTGGGTTCATAGGACCACTCGCGCCAAAGCACGTATGACGCTCGGATAAGCGGCCCCAGCATGGCGGGCACCAGCAGAACAGCGGCGACGATGTTGTAGTTCATGACGACCACCATGCCACCAAGAGCCACGCCATGCCCACACCAATCGCAACGGCCAGCACCACCCCGGCAATCTTTTCACCAAGGGTTTCGGGGCGACCCAGCATGGCGGTCTGGAGCCGTTCCATGTCACGGCTGGGTTGATAGGTTTGGCGATGCTCGTACATGCTGCCGATCTGCACTTTGCCGGTGTTGTAGGGGGTAGGGCGTGTCATGATTGTGCTCCTTTAGGAAGTTTGGCCAAGATGCGGGCCTGGGACAGCGCAAGATCGCGCTCATTGGGTTGCCAGTAGCCGAACCACTCAACGGGAATGCCGTGCGTGTCCGGTGCGGTGAAGTTGACGGTGCGGCCGCGACGCTGGCATTCCTGCACGAGCAGCATGTACCGCTCAACGAGCCAGCCGAGGCGTGGATAGAAGAACCGGACATGGCCAGAACCAAGACGGAACTCCGTAGGGTTGCGGGGGTCAGCGGGGCGCTCACCACGGGCCGCAGCGGCACGCACTAGGCCGAACACACGGGGGAGCTCACGGTACTCAGCGCCCAGATGCTTGTCGCAAAGCGTGGAGGGGTGGACTAGGTTGATGCGGGTCATGGTGTCAGTACTCCAACACGGTGACGCCAACTTTGTCAGCGCGGCGGGTAGCGTCAGCGCGGGCCTCGGCGTGATCGATGAACTGCGCAACCATCTTGCCGTTGACTTGCACGGCGAACACACCGCCAAGGTCGATGAGGTGAACGGCTGGGGTACGAGGCTTGCGGTTTTGCTTGCCTGCGCCGAGGATGGCGATGGCGGTGTCCAGGTGGCGGACGTTGGGGTTGTATGTGTTGGCGGGCATGTTGAACTCCAGTGAGTGGTTGCGGTATGACTGAAGTTTCAGGATATTCTTAGAAGAGCGCAAGAACTTTCTTCACACATCAAAAGAAAATTCCATTTGTTGCGGTGGCGCAACATGTGAACACCCCTTGCACTTTGGATCCACGTGGTGAAGATCATACTTGCAGTCCATGGACATGCGGAAGGGTATCCGTATGACGTGCGGGCGGCGCGTGCTGGGTTCTACCCCGGGCATCGTGGCTGCGCTCCACCCGGCCTGCACCTCAACGAACGGCTTGAACGGCGCGTGATTGTGGCATCCGTACACGGCACTCATTTGAACAACTCCGTTTGACTGCCCGCCCCCGGGAACTTCTGTTTCGGTTTACCTTCGCCCAGCCGTGCGCGTTCGTACTTGTCAAACTCACAGAGGCAGTTCTGGGTGTCTTGCGAACACACTGGCTCCCAGCCCAGTGACGTGAAGCGATCGTTCACTTGATCGCGCAAATACTGCACCCCGGCCAACCAGTCAGGCTCGCGCAGGCCAGTTCTAACCGCACCACGGCCCAGCACACGGCTCAGGCCACGCAGGCTCCCAGGCCCGGGCGCAGCCCAGTCCCACCAGTCTTTGGACTTGCGCAGTTGCGACCCCGGCGTGTTCTTGATATCAGCCACCACTTGCGCGGCCATGAACGACCCCATGCCTTGCATAGACATCAGCCGTGCGTGATACGCCTGCAACGGTTCGCGCTCTTGCGGGCGCAGGTCAGCACGGGCCTTCCACATAGGGTTCAGCACCATGTCGGCTAGATACTGCGCCTTCGGCATGGCGTGCCCGTTGGTGGACACGATGTACGCAGGCCCGAACACCGTGACGCCGACCTTAGCTTGCGCCTCCAGCGTTTCCACAAAGCGTTTCGGCACCCACGGCAACGGCTGCAAACGGTTGAGCGTGCTGGGCAAGTTCACTAGGCGAGCCACCACCATCGCAAACCAAAGATCGGGGTCGCTACCGTAGTCGGCGCTCCAGTTCTTGCGAACCCAGAGCGTCACCTTGTCCAGTTCTCGATACACGTTGCAGAACCGATAGTTTTGCAAGATGGCGTCATCGGTCCAGGGTGCAGGCTTGCCCGCAGTGCGGTTGATCCACACCCGGTGACGGGCGATCACGAACCGCAGGAATGGGCGGGCTTGCTCAAGTGTGGGGATGGCGGTCATGTCAACGGTCCTGGTTCACGTAGCCCGGGCCAGCTTCGGCGTCGTGTTCGCCCGCCTCGTCGACTGGTTCGTAGTGCTGGGTGATGAGCCGTTGGATGTACTGGATGATGTCTCGCCAGTCTTTGGGGGCGTACCACTGAGCAACACGGCGCACGATGGTGGACTCCACCACGTTGAGCTCGTTGGCGTGGGCGTAGTCATCAAAGAGCACGATGGCCGCTTCAATGGGGTGCAGGCGTGGCGAGATGCGGCCGGACATGGAAAGTTCGTAGCCCTTGCGTGCGAAGTGCAACGCCTTCTCGAGGTCTTGCAGTCCGTTCTTCTTGCGGTGGCGCGTGGTGTACTTGCTCACTTGACCTTCAAAGTATCCCATCCCAGTGGCCACCACGAGGTCCCAATGCTGGAACTCGGTGCGGTAGTGCGTGCCCGCAACTTGGGTATCGTTTGCGCTCATGTTGTTCAATCCTTTGTGTGTTCTACGGTAAGTGTGATTCCGGCCTTGCGTGCGGCCTCAGTGGTCTCACGCAGCAATTTTCGCGCAGTGTTGGTCATGGGGTTTTGCGCAACGAGGCCGTCGTATGCGTCCCAGAGCCAGGACAGCCCCTTGATGCACGGGTGCATCGCGTAGGTGTTGCCCATTTGCACTTCTTCCAGACACCAAAGCACCAACTCCATCAAGTCACACCACTTGACAACGGCTTCTTCAAACGCTGTCAAGTTGAAGTCTTGGTAGAGCGGGGCAGTACCGCGCTCGGCTTCTTCCAGCAAGATGGCCAGTCGTGGGAGTTGGCGCTTGATGGGTGCAGGCACATCGCCCGTCACGTATTCTGGAAGATCGTGGTGCATCGCGGCCAACAAGACTTCCTTCCGTGCGTCGGGGTAGATTTGTTGGATCAGTTGCATGACGCCGAACGTGTGTTCAGCGACGGTTTGGATGCGTGCAGTGCGAACCGTGTGATATCGCTTGACGGCCCCGGCATCACGCATGAGGCAGGCGTGTTCAAAGTGCGTGGTCATGTGATGTCCGCTTTCGTAAACCCGGGCTCGGCAAAGATAAGGGGGCGCACACGGCGGGCTCCTTCCGTGTCGGCGAAGTTGCTCGTTAACCTCCACTCAAAGTAGGGGGACATCCCCCCGCATGCAACCTCGTACCACCACGCAACGGGTTCAAACGTCCGTGGGTCAAGCGGGGCGGGGCGTGCATGGGTGCGCAGCTTGAACAACAGTGGCCAGAACCCTTCGCCCGTGCTGGGGACAGCCCCCGCGACCGGGGTTTTGCGTGCGGGGCAGTTGCGTCCCTGATTGCAGTCGTAGTCGCAGCAGTTCATAAGACAGCCCCCCAGCCCAGCATGAAGAAGAATGCCGTTACTTTGGCCAACAGGCCCAGCACCATCCACGCAACGGCCCAGACCAGCGTCCCGCCGACCAGTAGTTCTAGAAACTTTTTCATGCTTGCTCCTTTGCCTTGCGGGCACGGTCACGGCGGCTGATCCACTGGCCACACGCAGCGGCCCAGTCGCGGGCTTTGATGTTGTCGTTGGCCATGCGCCACGCCCCGTCCATGTCACCCGATTTGTAATTGAAGAAAGCCAAGAGCATGGGGATGGCCACATCGTTGAACAACGAGGAGGTGAACTTTTTGTTCATCCAGGCGACAGGCGCGTGATGGATAACGCCCTTCTCCGCCATTTGGTTCAGCAACTGCGCATCCGCACGGCATGCCAGCGCATCAGCACGGTCGTGGAACATAGGACGCGGGGCTACTGATAGGTCGCCCATGTTGTACGGGTTGACCACGTGGCCTTCCGGCATGTATTGACCCGAAGCGAACTTCTGCCAGAGTGGATTATCCACGTACACGTGATACGAGTCACTCACTTGCGTGTAGTAACCCACGGTCGTGCCAGCAAGGGCGGCAACGTACTCCTGGATGATGCTGAACTGAACGGCGTTGGCCCCGTATGCGCCCCAGATAACGTCGTTGGAGCGGTTGTTCACCGTCATGTTGAGCATGCCGTCGCGCACCTTGAACATGATCATGTCGTTGCAGGGGGTGTCCTTTGTGGCCATACCGAGGTCCAGCGTTGGATGCCAGATGCTGCACACGACTTGACGGCTGTCGGGGCGCGTGGCCAGGATCTCCCCAGCCTTTTCCAACTGGTCAAACCCGTAGGCGTGCATCAGGCGATGGCCGTACGCCCCATGAAACTCTTTGCCGTCATCGCTATAATCTTCGATGCGTTGCAGGAACGTGCGGGGCAGATGCACCGTGCGAGCACCAGCAAGAATCCACAAGGACTCGAAGAAGTGGAAGAACGGGTTTGCATCACGGATGGGGCAGAACAACACCCGCTCTTCAGGGGCGCGGTAGATCGTGGTGACTGGGCCTGGAACTTCCAGCGTGGCCAACCCGCGCGAGGTAACGGGTACTCCGTGTGATTGCACCAGTTGCAGGCCAAGGGGCAAAGCCTCGTTGACGTTGCGCACGGTCAGGCCGAAGCCGTACATGCCGTGAGGTGCGTCTTGCATTGTTTTGAGTGTCATCGTGGTTTCCTTATAGAAGATTAGTGTGGTCAAAGTCTTGCAGTTCCAAGAACTCCAGACATCGCAAGTATGCCTCATTCCAAGAACAAATCTGAACAGCGAGGCCAGCTTCGCCCAGACGGCGGATCCAGCTTTCTGCGGATGCGCGTTTCTTGATCAGGTTTGCCGTGTCGTAGGGCTTGTCGGTGCCCTTGCGGCTGCGGCGCGTCAGCACGTTGGCCACGCACGCCTCCAACGGTACGTCCAAGTGAATGAACAGGTGCGTGTTCACCATGTTGGCCAACTCTTGGCACGTGGCCAGACCCGGCGTGACAAGCCCTTCGGCCAGCATTACCCCGCCCTCGTCAGCGTGCATACCGACGATATCTTTGATCGACGCATAGGGCGAAAGGCCATCTACGCCCCCGCAGGCGTTGCCATATTTGCCAATGAACACCACACCTCCGGCCGTGTTGGTCCAGGAGGCTTTGGGGTTGCCTGGGAGGTGTTCGATGCCCGTGGGGTGCGCGGCTGCGGCCAACAGGGCACGGGCCAGCGTGCTTTTCCCGCTCCCGTTGGTGCCATGGATGTAGACCAGTTTAGAAGAGAGTCTTTTGAGTGTGCTCATATGCCCGTTTCCATTTGATTGCGCTTCCGTAAGTGTCCAGCAACGGCTCGCCCGTCATGCGGTGCCCAAAGTCACTCAGGGCCAGCACTCGGCAACCGTTGCTCACGAGATTGTACTCCAGCCCCGGCCCCGTGTGGTCAACGGCCATCACGGAGGGCACTCGGTACGCAGCCACCACGGGAGCGAGTGGCATGTTCTCTTCCCAGCCCCGGCGCATCTGCGGCAACGCACCCAGCGGCGGCACGACCACGGCGGAGGCGTGCTGACGCAGCAAGCGACGCGCATACAGGAGCAAGGCGTGGTCATGCCGGGGCTCGGGGTTTGCCATGCTGGCCAGCGACAGTGACCGGGTTTTGGCCGTGCTGGGCCAGTGCATCCAACGGGGGTCAGCCTTGCCCGCGATTATCAGGCAGTGACGCACCCCGGTCTCATGCGCGTGCGCGAATGCACGCTCACGGGCTTCGTAGAAGTTGCGCAGCACACGGATTCGGTGTGACTCCCCGTACAAGTTGTCCAACTCGCGGGCGGGGTCTTCACCTTTGCGCAACAGATAATAAATGTTCATCCCAGCATCTCCTTGATCTGACGGTACTCGTGCAATGATGCAATAAAACCCCGCTCATCATCAAACTTTCTTCGCTGAGATGCAAGAAGAGCCTCGTCAACCGTGTCGCGGGCCAGGATATGCTTCACCAGCACCCGCTTCGCCTTGCCGACTTGGCGTGCGGGGCCAATGCGCTCAATCACTTGCCGATACGGCTCATGACCAAAGAGCATGGAGTAGAAGACAAGCAAGTGACCACCGTCTTGCAGGTTGAGCCCGTGGCCTGCACCTTGCGGGTGGATAAGCATCACGCGATGCTCGCCAGCGTTCCACTCGTTTTGCATCTTGTCCAACTGCGCCTGATTCTTGGCGTCCTTGATGACGGGCGCTTTGGGAAACGCTTTGCGCAGGCGCTCCAGGTCATGTTTGAAGTAATACGCGACCAATGCGTTTGACCCCGTGCCTTCCAAGATCTCTTGCAGGGCTTCCAGCTTGGCTTCGTGCACGGCTTGCCACACCTTGTCACCACGGCTGTCCTCGAGGAAGAGCGCTCCGTTCGCTATCTGGTGGCACTTGGCCGTCACGCTTGCGGCGTGCGCAGCCTCGGCGGTGCCTTGCTCCAGTTCCAGGAACATCTCACGTTCCATTTTGTCGTACATCTTGCGGGCGGGTGCGGGCAGGTCAACCCAGACCTCGTCCTTGATGAGCGGGGGCAGTTCCAACCAGTCTTCGGCACGCATGGTGAGGATGACCGGGCTTATGAGCTCCGCGATCTTTTCTTTGGCCTCGGCCACTGGCTCGTAAGAATATCCCATGTACCCGGCCGAGTTGAAAAAGCGCTCACGGTAGCGTTTGACGTTCTCGCCGAGGCGTTGGCCCTTGTCCACGATGAACAACTGCGACCACAGATCCATCAACCCGTTTGGGCTGGGCGTGCCCGTTAGGATGTGACGGCGCTCAAAGCGGTTGAGCGTGTGGCGCAACGTGACGAACCGTTTGGCGCTTGGCGACTTGAACAACGATGACTCATCAATGATGAGCGTGTCATACGGCCATTGGAAGTTCTTGCGCTTGGCGGCGTTCTTCAGCACGTACAGCAACCATCGCAGGTTTTCCACGTTGATCAGGTGAACATCGGCCGTGCTTTGCAACGCTTGCAGGCGTTGGCGCTCGTCACCGTGTATCAGCTTGAACGTCAGGTGTTTCGTGTGTGCCCACTTCTTGGCCTCTTGCGCCCACACGCCTTGAACCACCTTGAGCGGCGCGACCAGCAACACACGGCGCACGTCCCCGCTCTCGAATAGATCTGTCAAAGCGGTAAGTGTGCTCACGGTCTTGCCGAGGCCCATGTCCAGAAAGAGGCCGGACTGCGGGTTGCGCTTGATGAACGTGTATGCGCGGCGCTGATAGTTGCGCAGGTTGTCACGGTTGAGCATAGTGGGTGTCCAGTATTTCGTCAATCAATTCTTTGGTGTTGGCCACGTACACGGCAAATCCGAACTCGCGCAGCATCTTATGAACGCGCGGTTGTCGTGGTTCAAACTTCCCCCCTTTGGGCCGCTTGAGCTCGAAGAAGACCAAGATGCCCCCGTGCAGGAACACCAAGCGGTCAGGCCACCCGGGCAACAAACGGATCTTGATGCAAAGCCCTCGCATCTTCTTGACCCGCTTGCGCAAGTGCTTTTCAACCGTGTCTTCGGTCTGCAGGCGCAGCTTCAACCCTTGCGATAGCGCACGCATTCGAAGCCCTCCGCATTGAGTGGGATGCCCCGTGTCCATTTGGGCAAGGTGCAGACAATCTTCTCGAGCTCGTGATGACTGCCCTCGCCATGCTGGCGCAGTGTGAGCAATTCGTCATGGACTGTACCGTGACACGGATACCCGGCCTCTTCGGCGCTGAACATGCCCTCACGCATCACGTCACGGGCTATACCTTGCACGATGTTCTCAACCAGCTTGCCCCCGTAGGTTGTTTCGCGCACGACCTTACCGTGGAACTCTGTCATGAAACTGATCTGGAACCCGGGCTTGCCCCAGCGCTCAACGGGCGTGGCCCGTGCTTTGGCGTAGCGGATTTCGCGCCCGCTTGGCAACTGGATGCAGAACCAATGCTCGCGCATGAACATCGTGCAGCGGGCCACCTCGGTTCGCTTGCCCGGGCTACGGATAGCCTCAGCGGCGGCGTCCTCAACTTCTTTCCAGAGGCTCACGATGCCTTTGTGCTGATCACGGTACATCTTCACGGCCTTCACGGCGAATGCTGGATCCACCACTTGGCCAAGTCCGGCGCAGTATTCGACGAACCGTGCCCCGCCCAGCGAGTACCCGCAACCGAGCACCAAGTTCTTGCCGAGGCGGCGTTGCTCGCTATCCACCTTCTCGATTGGGATGCTGAACAAACTGGACGCCATCATCTTGTAGACGTCAACGCCCTTGCGGTACGCCTCCAGCACTCGCACCTCGTTGGCCACCCATGCCAGCACACGGGCCTCAATCGCCGTGTAGTCAACCACGACCCAGCGTTGGCCCTCCGGGGCACGCATGAAGCCCCGCATGCACTGACTGATGGTGTCAATGGGCCAGTCGTACAGCATGGCCATGATGTCCGGGTCGGCCATGTCAAGCAAGTCAAAGACCGTGTCTTGTTGGTGCGGCTTGAGCGACCCACGGATAAAGTTCTGCGGCTGCACCAGTCGGCCAGCGTATCGGCCCGTATGCGCCCCATGGAACAGGAACCCGCCTTGGACAACGTGGTCGTCAGGGTCGGTGCAGGCCAGCATCGAGACCAGCTTTTTGGTGGACGCCTTGCCCGCCTCAACGCGCAACTGAAGCAAACGACGGGCATCCTCGCTGAGGTCTTTGTTGTTGGCCAGTTCATCACGCACGGTTTGCGCCCGGATGTTTTCCAGGTCAATGCCCATGCCCGCAAACACGGCAAGCATCTTTTCCCGTTGCGTGGCCTTGATGCCCCCGGTGAGCTTGGCCACCTCGTCATGGATGTTCTTTTCCAACACCTGGAGCACGTCGTATGTCTTACGCACCAACGGCAAGTCAATCGGCAAGCCGCGCTCGTTCATGTGCATGTCCAGATGGAAGAAACGGCGCTCTTCGGGGTGCATGGGTGGAAGGTGCGTGTGGAGCTCCAGTTCACCGAGGACGTCTTGTTGGCAGTAGCGCACGAACTTGTCAAAGTCGGCTGGGTCATCCTCGGGCAAGATGCGCGTCCGTGGGTCGTTCTTGGTGGGCTTGCGCGGGATGCAAAACTTCTTGATGAGCCGTTTGCCTTCTGGGTCTTTGCCGACACCCGTGCCCAGCATCTGCAAGGCGGTGTCCAGGTTGCGGGCCAGTCCGTTCGCGGCCGCGAGCGCAGCCGTACACATCCAGCGCTCAATGGCTATCTCTGGGAACCCGGGGTACATGCGTCGCAGTGCCCACGTGGACACGGCGCGTTCAAACTGAGCGTTATGAGCCCAAAACTCAATGGCCTTGTCCCGGGCTGCGGCCAACAAGTCGCGCGGGGGTTTTTGGGTGCGGGGCAACCAGACCAACGGCTTGTCCAGGTCGGGGTCCATTTCCGGCAACCAGTACGAGGCAATGAGCACTTCCGTGGTCTGGTGGCGTGCGTAACGGTACGCCCCTGACTTGGCAATGGGGCACGCGCTGAACGTTTCGTAGTCGAGATGTAGGGCGTTTTTAGTCATAGTTGAGGGGGTAGCCGAGGTGACAGTCAACAAAAAGCCCCTGCGACCGATTTGGCCGACAGGGGCACGGGTTGAGGGGCCAGCGTTAGGCTCAGGCCGCTGCGGCTACCGTCATGCCCTCGGTGCGGCTTGCGCCCAACTTGAGGGTGATGGCCCCGGTACGCTCCAGCGAGTACAGCACGCGACGCAGCTTGCGGGTGGAGATTTCCATCTTGGCGGCAAGGTCCTTGGAGTTGATGGGGTTCTTCAGCAGCTTGGGGACACGCTTCATCAGCGCTTCCTTTTCACCGTCTTCGAACTCCACTGGCTCGCGCACTTTGGCGGGCTTGTCAGCCTTGGCGGCTTTTTCAGCCTTGGCAGGGGCTGCGGCTTTGGCGGGTGCCTTGGCGGGGGTGGCTTTGGCTGCGGGCTTTTCGGCCTTGTCAGCTACGGCTTTCTTCGCGGGGGCGGCTTTGGTGGGTGCCTTGGCTGCGGCTTTGGCGGGTGCCTTGGCTGCGGCTTTCTTGGCGGGGGCTTTGGTCGCAGGTGCGTCGTCGCCCAACAGATCGTCGATGTCGTTTGCTTTGGTCATTTGGAGTGCTCCGGAAAAGGTTTTTGAAACACCCCGGCGTTCTACCGGGGCGGCGTGAATGATAGCTTACAGCAGATCATCCTCGTCATCGTCATCGCGGCTGCGGCGTGCGGGCTTCGCTTTGGCCTTTGGGGCATCGGCAAAGTCATCCTCGGCGCTAGGGTTGCCCGACAAGCGCTCACCGTCGCCCAGCTTCTGCACGTTGACCAGTGCAAGGCCCACGCCCTTGGACTCGTTGTCGTAGGCGTACACACGATACGACACACGGGCACGGCAACCAGAGTAGAACTCTGTCTTGGACATGAGCGGCTCGGCATCCTCATCGACCACACCGGGCTGATCGGTGGACTTGAATGCGGCCATCATCGCGCCCTTGTTGGTGAACGGTTTGCCGTGCTCGTCGTAGTCGGAGGCTTCACGCAGGGGATTGTGGAGCTTGCCGTTGGCCAGCATGGCGGCGGCTTTGCTGCCAAACTTTTCAACGGCTGCGGCTTCGATAGCCTCTTCCATTTCTGACAAGTCAGTGCCACGATCGAACACCAGCAGTATGGAAAACTTGGGGTCGCCTTTGGGGTTGCCTTTGGCATCCTTGCGGGCACGAGCCTCAAATACGTTTGCGAAACAGGCAGTGCCCTCGGGTGTCTTAAGCGAGACGCGCTTTTTAGTGGCCATGGATGGCTCCTTTCAGTTGATGTTCCAGTTTATGTTCCGTTGATTACTCAATAGACCCGGCCCTTGCGAGGCCGGGCGACAATCATAGCCTGTCGGGGGCTTTTCCGATGGTGGGTGATTGCTCGGTGTACGCGATAACGTCTTCCAACGGGCTGGGCTGGCGTGGCTGGCCCCGCTTCTTTGGTGCGATCACGCCCTTGGCCCGCAGCGCGGTTTCTGCCTTGCTGGGGCTCAGCAGCTTCACCTCGTAGCGTTCCTTCGTTTCCAGACCCAGTTTCTTGAGCTTGGCGTTGGCCTTTTCTTCATCCAGCCAGATACGGCGAGCCACCGACCACTCGGGCACGTAACCCGGGATCTTTACCCCCGCATGAATGGCCGTGGTGGCGTGCTCTTGCAACGCCTTGACAGCTTCAAGCACCATCGGCACTTGATCCAGGTAGCTGGACAGTTCAGCGGGGGTGACCAGCTTTGGGGACTTCTGCACCTTTCCAAACTCTTTGGCGGCACGGTCAAACGTCTGTTTGAGTTGCGCAGGGCAACGGCCCGAGGCGTGGCAGTAGTGGCACCAGTCCCCAGCCTTGCGGGGTGCATCCCCGGCCAATGCGATCGGGATAACGGGTCGCACCACCGTGTCAGCCCAGTGCATCAACTGGTCATCCGTGATGGCGGGCGCTTCCTGCACGGGGCGGCGCTTTGGAAGACGGGGTTGCACCACGACAGATCGATATCTTCGGTATTTGCCACGCAACGCACGGCCCCCGATATGGTAGATCTTGATCTGCGGGTTGTCCTTCACGCTCACGGCCTTACCGACCCCGTGTTTGTAGTCAATCGTCACCAGTTCGGCGGGGTAATTGTCCAACTGAATATCGGGCGTGCCCCAGATGGTCTTCGTGTCGGTGCCGAGCAGCTTGCCGGGGTACACGGGCTTCTCGATGCGGATTGTGGCTTTGGGGTTGTTGGCCAGATAGCCCTTGACGTAGTCCAGCGCGTAGCCAACGGCGTCCACCATGTCTTCATCGATGGGCAACAGTTGCTCGTCAAGCACTTGGCCAAGAAAGTCTTCCGGCCCCGTGTCCAAGCGCAAGCACGTTTCAAGAAGGGCGTGCGCAGTGGTGCCCTCCAGTGCGTAGATGTTTTGTTCCCAGGGCTTGTCGGCGTTGGCTTCGATGCTGCCCGGGCACATCAGCCAGCGATGCGCTGACGATGGTGAGAGTTTGGCGTGTGCTGTCATTTGCGGCAAGCCTTTTGAATGATGTCCCATGCCTTGACAGCCGTTTCAGCAGCGGAGTCCCCAGAAAACCCTGATTCAACTCTGTTGGCCCGGGCGAGCACGTACTGGGTCAGGAATTGTTCTTTGGTCAATGTGGGCACATGTGTAGATGCTGCGGGGCAGGCCCCCCAGCACTGGAAACGAGATGGCGGTAGAGATGTTCGTTTTTGCATGGTGTACTCCTCAAGTGAATCGCAAGTATGCGTCAGCGTCTTGGCCAACCCAGTCGCGCAAGATTTTGCTGTCCATGTCGGCGTAGCCTTGCATCTTGCTGGAGTGCCCCATGCCGATCCCAGCACGGCCCGGGAGCCCCTTGATGCCGACAACACGATGCCCGCCGAACAGCTTGCGCGTGAAGCCTTGACCCTTCCACAAGTCCACGTCAATGAAGTCCACCCCGTCCAGGCAAACCTCGTAGAAGTGTTTCAACGCACCGTCACGCATGGCCGTTGAGCAGAGGCTGGCATGCTTGTCGTTCAGCATCTTGCGGGCGCGTTGGTGTTTCACGTTGTAGTATCTGGCCCAGCCTTCGCCCACGAGCTCGGCATTGTTAAGCTCAGAGGCAACGGTTGTCAACCAGTCAGCGGCGTACCAATCGTCATCCTCGATGATCACTAGGTTCATCTCGCGGTGTTTCATAAGCAGACCCACGGCACGCAGTCCGGCGCGTAGGTTGCGGCCTTGCGTGTTCTGCCCGGGTTGCCACTTGTCCTCAGGCTGCACCAGCATGATTTCCCAGTCTTGGCGCACGGGCTGGATATCGGCGGGGGTGCGGCCATCATCCACGATGATCCACGACACCGGGCCGTCGTAGTTTTGGCGGTTCATCCACTGCACGCACAGCGCAAACGCTTCGGGGCGCTCGCCAGTGGTTGTCAGCAGGGTCAGTGTCTTATTTGTCATTTCTTGGCTCCATAGGGTGAAGAGGGCATCCAGCGAGTCAGGGCTGCGGGCGTGCGTTGCGGGGGCGTGTCAACCCACACGGGGTAGACGCCACCGTCATTCCAACGGTACACCCCCACACGGGGCGCGATGCGCTGATACTGAACGTACCCGGCGTCCACCATGCGGCGCAGAGTCGTCTGGATGTTGCGGTTGCCCGCTGCGGCCTTGAGCTCGGTATAAAACATGAAGCCGCCATGTGTCCGCAGGGCTTGCGTCAATGCGGCACGGATCTCCCCGTGTTGGCGCAGGTGCCCGGGCTTTATCTTTTTGGTGACCATGCTTCGGCTCCGGCAATCATGTCTTCCGTGACTGCACGTCCACGCACTGCGCGGCCCAGCCAATGCGCGGCGCTATGCGCGACCACCAGTTCGGGCAACGGAATGAGCATCATGCGGGCCTCCACCGTGTCTAGGCAGGCGTCAAGGTACGGCGCAGGCGCAGCCGACCACCGATACCCATTGAGGCACATCGCCTGGATGTTACGGAGCCCAGAGTGCAGCATCTTGACCCACGCCTCGCCACCAACCATCATGCGGCCCGCTTCAGCGCAGGTGCCCAGGATGATGGCCAAGTCGGCCAGCAAGTCAACGGCTTCTTCACCGTGGGCTGTCAGGTAGATGCGCAGCTTGCAGTCCAGCGCGGTCTTGCGCAGGTTCTGGCGTGCGTACAGTGCCCCGACAGGGTTTGATCGTACCCGGCGGCTTTTCTTTGACATGGTGTTCTCCGATGAAAACGGGGGCCGAAGCCCCCGGAGTGTCTAGTCGTTTGTTTTAGTGTCAGCCGACCAAGTCGTCATCGGCGTTTTCCAGGGCTTCATCGATAGCCTTGGCCAACTCGGCAACGGCGTCAGCGTCGTCGGTGTCAACTTCGCTCAGCTTGGCCACGCCCGCAGCTTTGAGCACCTTCTTGGCTGCGGCTTTGTCAGTCTCAACCAGTTGCGTGAACTTTTCCTTCACGTCGTCGAAGTCGATTTCCTTGACTTTGGCCTTTGGCTTGGCCTTGGACTTGGCGGCGGGCTTTTCTTCCTCTTCCTCAGCTTCCATGGCTTCCTTCACGGCTTTCATCAACACCCCGTAGTCGTTTTCATCAACGTCAGGCAAGCGGCCCGCTCCAACGCTGGCCAACGCTTCGGCCATAGCGTCCTTGCCCTTTACAGAGGCGAGCTCCTTCAGTGCGGCGCGAACTTGGTCTTCCGTGTGCGTGTCTTCCGCGCCCTCTTCGACGGCTGCGGGCTTGCGACTACGGCGTGCAGGCTTTTCAGCAGGCTCGTCATCTGCGGGGGCTGCGGCTCGTACTTTGCGGCTAGGCTTTGCATCTCCAGCAGCCTCATCGCTATCGCTTGCGCCACCCCGAAAGGTCCCGCTGATGGCCAGCATCAGCTCGGCGAGTTGGTCGAATTGTTCCGCAAGTTTTGCGACGTTCAGTGCTTTGGTCATAGTGACTCCTAAGTGGTTTTGAGTTGCCCGCCATTGGAACCCGGGCGGACTACGGGTTATTCTTTACGCCTTGGCGCGTGCCTTGCTGGCCTTGCTGATGGCTTTGCTTGTCACGTCGGTGTTGACCAAACCGGGCAAGCCCAGTTCTTCAGCGATGGGGCGCAGGTCTGCCCACACCATCTGGATGAATGTGGCTTTTTCATCGTACATCAGCTCACGAAAGTGTTCTTGCATGCGTTGCGCGGGCGTGTCTTTGGTGCGGCGCTCGGGGTGGCTTGCTTTCTTGCCAACCGTGGGCAACGGCGCATCGTCACCGATGAGGTCTTCATCAAGCTCGTCAGCACCCGTAGCGCGGGCCATGTCAAACACACTGTTCGCGACCGCCTTGCCTGGACCCGCTGCACGCTCGGTGAACTCCATATCGTCCTCGTCAGCATCAACCTCGTCAGTCTTGCGCCCGTAGTTGGCATGGACAAGGCCCGCATCTTCCAGGTCTTCGCGCAACATGCCCCGGGTGTAATCGCTGTCCGTTTCGATGCGCTTGATGATCTTGGCGTTGCGGCTGTCAATCACCTTGAGCACCATGCTCAGCACCGTGTTGGAAATGCCCAAACGGCGGCAGACGTCACGCTGGGTCACGGCGTGTTCCAGGTGCAGCTTCGCACCAACGAGGGCACGTTGCAGGCTTGACAACTTGCGGCGCAGGACGTTACATGCGGCGATGTACCCGGCTGGATCCGTGCCTGAGTACTCTTGCGTCTTGAGGGCGCTGCCCGTACGCACTGCGGCCCGATAGCGGTGCCACCCGTCCAGCACTTTGCCCTCAAAGATTGTGATGGGGTAGATGATGCCACGGGCGGCAACATCCTCAGCGAATGCGTCAAACTCTTCAGTTGACATGCCACCGGGCATCAGCGATGCGGCGAGTGGGTGTTGTTCGTAGTCTGGCACTCCAGCGAGTGCGGCGAGCGGCGTTTTGGCCATCTTGGTTTCCTTCTAGTGTGGTGGGTGGGGTGGGTGTAGGCCCGGGGGCAATTATGCCCCCAAACCAGCATGAGGTCAGCCGAGCATTTCTTCCAACGATGCCAGACGCTTCGCACGCTTGGCGGCTGTCTTTGGCTGGGCTTTGGCTGCGGGCTTTGCTGGCGCAGGTGCAGGGGTTGCGGCGGACTCCTCGACCACCTTGCCGAACAAACGGCCCTCGATGACCCAGCCTTTCTTCTTGGCCGTGCGTGAGCAGCAAACCACGAGCTCGCCCTTGTCGGTGCGGGCCATGACCGGGCGACGACGCACGCCATTGAAAGCGGCTTCGAACACGGCCTCCTCGGTTGCGCAGTATTCGGGCTTCAGCCAGATGCCTGAAACCTGAGCAGTGTTGCGGGTGATTGCTTTGGTCATTTGAGTGCTCCTGAGTGGTGTTGGTGGGATTACTTGGCGGCTTTTAGAACTTCGGTGTCAACCCAGTCGTTGATCTGAACTGGGACCCAGCCATTTTTCTGACGCTTGCCGTTTGTCAAGCTGGCCAAGTGGCAGAAGGTGTTTCCACCACGTTGGGAGCCAACGGATACAACGCGCCAAACTTGGCCCATGTGAACAATCTTTTTATCTACGAATGTTGCTGTCATTTGAGTGCTCCTGTGAAGTGGTTGCGGTATGAATGAAGTATCAAAGACTTTTTAGAAGAGTCCAAGAACTTTCTTCACACGCGCAAGAATATTCTTCACCGTTGCATGAAACCAACAATCAAAAGAAAACCCCCGAACCGTTGCCAGCGCGGGGGTAAAGATCAAGGGGAGTTGGTGTTGCCCGCTTGGAAAGTGGCTGAACCCATAGGTAAAACCACACCACTCAGGAAGGAGACTGCGCCACCGCCAAACGGGCAACACCGGGGGCAACTGTACCACTCGGGGAGCTACCATCGGTTTCGGCCCGGGTGTTCCAAGTGAGTACGAGTGAGTACGACAGCCCCTTGCGTACCAACCCGGCACAATGACAAGCCCACACAAACCACACTCATTCAAATGGAACACTCTTAAGATGGCAACACTTACCCCCTATTCGTACGCTCGGGGCGTGCTCAACACACGGACAACGGCAAGCGGAGCCGAGGAAACGCTGGCGGACTTGCGTGACCGTTTCAAGAAGCCCGTAACGCTCGAGAAGACCTCCAAGGAATACCACACCGCACCGAAGCGCGTGCGTGGCGACGTGAAGAAGTCACTGCCCTACTTTGTGGGCGGCGTGATTGACGGCAAACGGCACGACACCAATGTGCAGGCCCGCACCTTGCTGACGCTTGACATTGAGGCCCAAGATGGCCAAGACCCGCCCCCGGCCCCGCAAGACGTGTTTGACATGCTGGAAGGGCTCGGCGCTGAGGGCTGGGTCTACACCAGTTTGTCACACACCCCTGATGCGCCCCGCTACCGTGTGGTCTTGCCCGTGGGCGTGCCCATTGAAGGCGATGACCTAACGGAACCCGTCATGCGTGCCACGACGCAGGCTGCGGCCAAGAAGCTGGGGCTCGGCCCGTGGTGTACGCCCGAGTCATGGGTACTCAGTCAGCCCATGTACCTTCCCGCGAAGCTGCGCGATGGGGTGTTCTGGGAAGGCTACACCGGACCCGGCAAAGCGTGGCGCGTGGTTTACAACGTGGACGCGCAAGACAAAGAGCGCACCGGGCCAGCGGACATCCCTGACGGCAAGACTGATCCCGTGTTGGTTGCGCTGCGACGTGCAGGACTGTACCTGAAGGAAGACCCCCGCCACCCCGGCAAGCACTTCATCACGTGCCCCTTCGTGGAACAACACGGCAACGAGAACGACACTCAGACGGTCTACTACGAAGCGCACCACGACGGCAACCCGCGTCCGGCCGTGAAGTGCTTTGACACCGAGCCGGACGTCAACGGACATCCTCACCTCACCTACAAAACGCTCGTCAACTGGTTGCGCGAGGCTGGGCACTTGCCCAAGTCTGAGGAAAACGCAGACACCGCCACGGCCATGGAAGACTACGACAGCTTCCAGCAGAAGGCCAGCATCGGCCGCTACCTGCAGACATTGCCCGAGGAGCGCGAGTTTGCCTGGGACAAGTTTGCGCCCGTGGGTAAGGTCACGGTCTTGGCTGGCCCGGGTGGCGTGTCCAAGTCCATGCTGATGCTCCACTTGCTTGTCCATGGCGCACTGGGCAACAGTTGGGGCGGCTTTACCGTGACTGGCCCTATGCGTGGCCTGTACGTGTCCTACGAGGATGACACGCTGGAACTCCACAAACGTGTCCACCGCTTGGCCACGGCCCTGAAAGACGCTGACGATGGGATGGGCGGCATGCTCTATGACATTGATGGCGCACTGCGGCAAAACCTGATGCTCTACGCAGCCGATGATGACGCTATCAACTGGCTCCTAATGTCCAAGTTTGACCAACGCAGCGCACCAGAGCGCACGGCCCGGGTGGAGTGGCTCATTGGGTTCATACGGCACGCCAAGTTGAAGGTGATATGCGTTGACCCCGTTGTCTACACGCACAATCTAGAAGAATCAAGCCCGGGCGATATGGCGCTTTACATGCAGACGCTGACATACATCGCCAAGGCGGGCAACTGCGCTGTCATCGTGTTGCACCACATGCACAAGACGGCGCAGTGGGCAACGCTGGAAGAGATCAATCAGGGCTCGCTACGTGGTGCGTCCAGCTTTGCTGACAATTCACGCTCGGTGGCTGTCATGGTGTCCATGCCACCCAAAGACGCTGCACGGTACGGGCTCACCAGTGACCACGCCACGGTCAGCAAGTACGCGATGTTCAAACACGTCAAGCACAATTACAGCGCAAGCATGGGCTCGGTGATGTTTGAGCGCAAAGGGCCGCTCCTTATCCCACGTGAGGACATCACACCGCTGAGCCCGCAAGAGGCGCAAGAGCGTGACGAGGAAGCCAAAGCACGCCAAAAGACAGCCACCTTGGACGCCAAGGCGTACACGGTCGTTGGATGGTTGCTTGACCAGGATGACGGCTTGGCCAGCACCAACATGATCCGCACTGGCACGGGCATTCGATACAGTTTGTTCAAGGATGTTGTCAAGTACTGTCAGGACAATGGCTGGATTGAGGGCGAGGCTGGACCAAACCGTATCCAGTTTTACAAGGTCGCGCACGATGGCAAGGAATGGTTCCGTGCTCGGGAGCGCGAGCGCAAGGCAGTGGACAAAAAGAAAGGAAAACCTCGTGATTTTTCCTAATGTGTTCCAGGTGAGTACGAGTGAGTACGAGGTGAGTACGTACTCACTTGTACTGGTGAGTACGAGTACGCCCTATATAAAATATAAGGGCGTACTCACTACTCACCTACACTCGCCAAGGTCTCTATTTGCTCCGGATGCAGGTGAGTACGAGTTTTGCCCTTCTAATAATCTTCTTCGTACTCACCTGGAAATCTTCAGTCAACCGGGCTCCCCGGTTTTCTGTCAACACGGTGATCATCAACGGACGATACCCTCGGTGTCGCCTTCATACGGTTTTACTGGAGTCCATTGAATGGAACACGTACAGCACCCACACATCAAGTCGCTCAAGTTTTTCTTCACACGCTTTGAAGACTACACACGAACGGATGGAACCGCAACGGTTTTGAAAATCTGGTCGGGTAAGTGCTTTGACTGCGGCGCAGCTTTTGAAGTGCGCACCCCACGCAACGTCACATCGTTTGACCAGTCCAAGTCTTTTCAAACACGTAGATGTCCAGCACACCGGGGGAGGGCCGCTTGATGGGCAAATTCACACATCTGTATCAACTGACCACATGGAAGAAGCTGCGCCGATCACACCTACGGCAGAACCCCTTCTGCGTCAAGTGCATGGAGTGCGGCTTGTTGGTTCCAGGGAACACGGTTGACCACAAGAAGCCTCACAAGGGAAACATGGGACTCTTCACTGATCCAGCCAACTTGCAGACGCTTTGTCACACGCACCACTCAAAGGACAAACAGATCGAAGAACGTTACGGGCACGCACCGGGCGCGGGCGAAGATGGTTTGCCTCTTGATCCTTCGCACCCATGGAACACGCAGAAGAACGCATCACGTGAATCTGGTGTTCTGTCGTTGAAAGAAGGTGGGGAGGGGTAGATCAAAAGTAAAAAGAAGGCCGCTTCAAAAC